AATACGAGCAACAGTACTCTCATTAAGAATCTCGATAATTTTATATTGTATATCATGTGTAGATAATTTGGGGAGTCCATCTGGGCCAACTTCCATAGGGGACATCTTATACAATTTTGCTTCTCCTTTTTTCAGAACATTAATGTCAGTTTTATCAAACCCCCCCCCCCTCATCACCTTCCGTGATTTCACATTCCTCCGTTTCAACGAACGCCGCCGTTTGGATTTATTCTTTTTGTTCAGCATTATTATTAATATGTTCATCTATAATTATTTATTTACAATTGATACAACACTCGGCTTCCTTACGTCCGCTTCGCTTTCCGTCTATGATTCCGCACTGTCCCCACCCCGCCACTCGCGAGACTGTGCGTTTTATAAAACACTTGCGCGTTATTCGTAAATAACCCAGAAAAGCAAATACATGGATTATATGGCTCCGTAACTGCCTCTGTAATCGTCAATTCATATACCGTAATATGATAACTGCCGCTATTGCGAAGTGTTATCGTATATGTCCCTACCGCCGTCGATCGGGTGGTCGTAATCGCACCGGTTGTCGCATTCATCGCGATGGCACCGCCGCCACCACTGCCGCCTGTGATTTGTAATATCGAATACGAACGACTGCTGATCAACGCCGGCGCAGTCGATGTTCCAGCCGATGCGGAGATGGCAAATGAACGCGCGATTGTAGGGGATGTCGCTGCGCCCGTAATCACCGTCCGCGTATAAGGTGTAAGCCCCATAATGTAAAGTTCATACGGTGTGTTGTTGCCCGCATAAACCCATTTCGCACCCACAGGCGCACTCGATGATGCCGGCGCACCTGTAAGCACATTATTCGCGCGGGTATTACTCCATCCTGAACTCGCGTTGGCCGCCTCCGAGTAATTATTCGCGAGCGTGATTGTGCCATTATGAACCGTGAGATTGGTATTTACGTTCGTATAATTCGCGACGATATAACTATGTGCGTGTTCAGTTGTCCCCGTCGTATAACAATTCGTGATGCTTTTGTTCGTAGAATTCGAACCCGGAACCCTACCGAGAATACCGCCGCCAGTTGCCATAATCTGTCCGAGGGAATAACAGTTGGCGATAGTGACGACACCCGAATCGCTTCCGATGATTCCACCCGCGAGGTCGTTAATCGTGCCTGTGCTATAACACTCACTCACGGCATAGGCGCCACCGCCATTTCCTCCGGTTAGATGACCGGATATCCCACCGGCATTATTGGTAATCACACCGGTCGAGTAACAATTTATAACAACAGCGGTTCCACATGACTCGCCAGTTATACCGCCGGCAAAATGCCCGATTGCGCCGGTTGTCCAACATGATTCACATCGAACTGCGCCAGCCGATGCCGGAGAATGGCTTCCGACGATACCGCCGGCATGTTGGTCGATTGCGCCCACGGAAGAGCATGCTACGCACTTTACAGGCCCGCAATAATGTCCGATGATACCACCACTATTGTTACTTATCGGCCCATTTGAATGACAGTTCATGATGATATTACTGGAAGCGGTCGTATTATTCCCGAAATGCCCATGACCAACCCATCCGCCACCATTTACAAGATGCGCTCCGCCTGTTGCGCGGATTTCGAGGTTCATGACATAGATATTATTGTATCCGTTTGTTCCGCCGTCATTGCCCGTTCCGTTTTGAATAAATCCCGCGTAATTTGTGATTCCGTCGATTGTAATCACCGTTCGTGTTCCATCTGGTTTTAATACGCGAGAACCGACTTGAATGTTGTCTGTATTACATACAAAATATCCATTATTTCCCCCAATCGTCGCGTCGATGGTTATATCCGTAACGAATTCGATGGTTAATACTCCCAATGATGTATCTGAATTATATATATAAGAAAACCAATAAAGTTCATACCACGTGATTTGATCTATACTGTATTCTATAATCTGTCCTACTGCGGTTTGGCGGATATATACAGTAGTTCCACCAGGCTGGTAGAGTTGAGGAGCACCTACCGGAAAGCCCATCTCGCTCATCGGACCCAACAATAGACGCGGGGTAGTCTCGCTAGCGACGTTGGTGGTGCCTACAGTTTCATGCGAAACCATTTCCGGAAAAACATAACCATAACCGCGCTGAATCGCATAAGATACGCCATCTACGATCAAGTTTCCTGGGCTACTTGTCAAATAGACTAAATAAGTATTTGAAAAGGATGAAGCACCATGGTCGTGATGTGCCGGTGTATCTCCCGCAATCCATCGCATAGGTATTGATGTCACGTTGGCGGATAACTGAAGCCCCATCGCTTCAAATAATTCTGACCGAATTGTTGATGTTAAAGGGAGTGTGAAATACTCGGACATGCTACTCGTCGCGCTTGTCGTGATCTTTGCTTGAATCCGTGCTTTTGCGGCGGCAACTTCAGGGCGCGAAACCAACCATTCGATGCTTTCATCGGAGAATACATATCGGTATTGATTCACCATAATGAAATGTAATGTATATTATACTTAGATATAAATATACATTGTACTTAGATATAATATAAATTGGCCCATGAAGTTCAACACTCCGCCGACGCCGTAGCTTCCACCTTCACCCACGACTCCGGGCATAAATCCCGTGTATTATGTGAAACGCCTGGACCGAACCAAATACTCGGATAGCACACCACCTTTTGCGGGTTGGCGTTGAAATACGCTCCCCACCAGCTGAATGTGCTGTTGGCAATAATATTGTGGTCGCACACACTCATGAGTAACATCTGCTGCCAATCAGCGATGGTATCACGGACAAAATGAAACTCGATGTCGCGTCCATACGCTGGTCCGGTTGTATCTGTAGCGCAGCGGTTCTTCAATGCCGCGACATGTTTCAATACAATATTTTTATCGCATGGTTCATAGAAGACAAGAAACGAATAACGCGTCGTCGGTGTCGTCGGTGTCGTCGTCGTCGTCGTCGTCGTCGATATAATATGCGACAAGGCGCGATAATAATACTCTACCGACATAACTGGATGAATATGTAAATTCAATACCGAGTCGCCGATACGAAAGTGCGTGCTTACCAATATCCGCGACTTTTGCGGTGATGCGGGGTAGTCGCTACTCCACGTTTCACTTCCATATATATTTTTTATCCACGATTGTTGCTGTGAAAGCTGTAACATTGCGCATATCTCAGCATATTTATCTGCGAAATATTTTTCACTTTGAAAATAACCATGAAGACGAAGAGGTTTCGTATAATTCTTTGTTTCGGTTGGAACTGGGGTATATTGAAACCCGTTTTCATCCCAACGCGCCAATGAGTGAAACATTTTATCTGTGATTGCGTTGCTTTGCGTAAGATAACGACGCAGATTACGAAATATTGTGCTCCAGTGTGTATGTCTTGGATGCCCGGGATTTCCTGGTAAATCCTTGTATTCCATGAAAAAAAACGCGTCGTTATTGCGAATTGCTGCGGCGACCGTTGTGAATATTTGGAACAGTTGATTGCCCAACCCGCCCATAATTGTGATCGTAATCATGATTCGGTATATATTTACACGAAAGATACAGTATATAAAGACAACAATTTTAAGTTTATTTATACTCATAGAATTATAGAATTACATAATTACGATGCTTCGGCGATTTTCCGATATTAAACACGCGATCTACATTAATTTGGATTCACGCACGGACCGTCGTGTGTTATTTGAATCTCAGATTGAAAAACTTCACGGACAATACCCCGCCGATTTTTCATTTTATCCTGTTTCGCGATTTTCCGCAATTCAGCATGAGCATGGCGCGATAGGTTGTTCCAAAAGTCACATCGAATGTTTGCGTATTGCGAAGAATAATGGATGGGATCACGTTCTTATCTTTGAAGATGACGCACATTTCATTCATCCCGAGGTATTGGTTCATCAGGTAAATTCGTTTCTTTCACGGTTTCACAACGAATGGGATGTTCTGTTACTATCTGGGAATAATTTCCCGCCATTTAAAATAGAAGCGCCGGACTGTTTTCGGGTTGCGAATTGTCAAGTTGCCACGGCTTATCTCGTATGTAGTCGCTATTATGACACGCTTCTTGAAAACTTTGAAAATAGTCTCGCGGGACTTGAAGCCAACCCAGAAAATAAACCGGAATTCGCGTGCGACATGTACTGGAAACGGCTCCAGCGAACGGACCGATGGTATCTTATTACACCGATTTGCGTGACACAGCGACCTGGATATAGTGATATCGAAAAACAAGTGGTAGATTATGAAAAAGCGATGACTGATTTGGTAAAAAAGAGACCACCGCCTCCCCGACGACGATGATCCATACCTGACGACACGGAAGTTAAACGTCGGTTAGATAGTGATCCACCACCCACCATCCAAAGTCGCGGTCGCTCGGATAATGATGACCCGCCATAATTCGGATATTCGCACACTTGGTTGCGATTTCCATCACTGCGTGCGTCTTTGCCGGGAATTTGCGTGCGAGTATTTTTGCTAAATAATATGCCTGAACTGCGTGGCCAGATGGATAGGCGGGCGTCGCTGCGGATTCGGAATGAAGGAGCGTGCCATTTTGTTTGTTGATGATTTCAGGTGCGATTTGCGATGGACGCGCGCGGTTATATTTCCATTTCAACATTTTGGTGACAAACATGACACGCGAACTCGTCATAATTTTGTCCATGTCTTCTAATGTCATTTCATCGGGTTTGATTACATTTGTAAATGGCGCAGCGGGATTCATGTCGGTGATGCGAAAAAATGCGACGTCACTTGGCATTCGCTTCATAATGTATTCGCTCATGACGAGCTCGACCTCGATGCGACTATCCGGAAATGCTTTACCTATACCGGGTATGGATATATTAAATGACGGATACCACCAATAATATCGGGTAGGTTGGACGAGTAGAACAATGATATACGCAATCATGAATGCGACGAATATTCGAAAACGGTCAGGGTCGCGTTCAACAATATGATAGTGATATGACCCGATCCGTTCTCGTAGTTCCGTTACTGCGCCGCTTTCTTTTTTCGGAGCGGCCAACCCGACCCATGACCGAAATTCATTTATATGAGGCAATACAACCATTTCTGTAATATATACTTGAAGCATATATTATAGCATAATTCTACTCGGGTTCGGCGACGACGGCGACGACGACTCAGTCGTATTTACACGCGGAGGGGGGTGGGGAAACCGACGAGGTTGGCACCGATACCGAATCCGGCACCGGTTCTCGCTGAAACGGCAAGGCTGGGGACATAGGTATCCAAAATACTAAAGGTAGCCGCAGCGGTAAGGGCAATAAGCGCGACCTCATCGAATGACAGGCTGCGTTTAGGAATAGCGTAGGCAGCGATAGCCACCATCACACCTTCAACCAAATACTTAATGGTTCTCTTGACGAGTTCGCCTAAATCAAAAACACCGGACATTGAATGATTTATTATAAATAATAATAAGAAATTAATATTTACAAGTGCCGGTTTATTCCAGATAATTCCGCGATTGTCGAAAATCGATAAATGCGTTAAATCACTTAAACAACTATGTTATACTATATTATAGTTATGTCGCAACAAGCCCCTACCCGCATCCCCGCTCCTGCGGGTGTTGAATTGAAAGAGACCAGAACTGGTGATGTAAATCCTAAATATATTGACTTGTTAGAAGAAGACAAGCCGATTGCTGGGCAGAAGTTTGCGTGTCTCTCCTTTGTTTCTCCAGAATCGATTTTGAAGCAGAAGGATCATTTCTTCTTCGAGAAGTTTCTCCACTACTGGGACTACCAGAAGTCGATGGAGAAATTTGTTCAGTTCCTTAATTTTGTCGCGTTCAAATATCACGTTAGTTTCGATAAGCTGACCGCCGATTTTCAAGAGTTTGCTAAAGAAGAGAAGCTAACGCTTCAGAAGACGAACATCTATGATGAGTATAAGACGTTCTTAGATAAGCATGAAGATGACTTGGAGACCGAATTCAACGAGAAGCATAACTTTCAGACATCGGTGCGTGGATTGAAGGTCCGCGGTGTATTCGGCTCACAGAAGGAGGCGGAATTGCGTTGCCAGATGTTGCGCGAGGTGGATCCCAACCATGACGTATTCGTCGGTCCGGTTGGATTGTGGGTGCCGTTTCACCCTGACGCCTATAAGACTGGTCGTGTTGAGTATATGGAGGAGACCTTGAACCAGTTGATGGCGGAGAAGAAGAAGAACGAGGAGCAGGCCAAGACTGAGTTTGATAAGCGCGTCAAGGATACGAAGGCGAAGGCGATTCAGGAGAATATGAAATTGGCTAAAGAGAGCGGCAATAAGCTGACGCAGATGTTGGCGAAGGACGGTGAGACGTTGGTGGATGCGAAGCCGAAGGACATGGAGGGCGGCAGCGGCGGCGGCAGCAGTGCGAGCGAGGGAGTGGGCGGCGGTATCTGGAATGATGCCGATGAGTCTTCTTCTATCTCGATGAGTGTGGAAGAGATGCGCAAGGAGCTTTTCGAGGGCGATGATGTCGTCATGGATAAGAATAGTGACCACGGGTTGTCGAAGCTGACCTCGTCGGAGGGCGAGACAACCAAAATGGATTCGGTTGATTAGTAATTGAATATTCTAAATGAAAACAAAGGTCATTATTACTACTGTCGCATACCGTAATAATAATGTGATATGAAAGATTATTTATCTACCATTTTTTGGTAAATGTAACGTTGGCATTCCAACCGCTAGACTGACTGTAGCCGCCGCCAAAACTAAGAGATGAATTCTTTGCTTCAGCAGCCGTTACAGCAGAAAAATCGGTAGAAGACATCGTCTTAGGGTTTGTAAATTGGAGAGTTTTCATTCAAGAACGACTGATGAAGTGGGTGAGTGTTATAATAAAATATAAGATTATAATCCAGCGATAAAATGATTGTTTATTATTACTAGTCGTGTGAATTCGTTACTTAGACGGACTGCGCGACACAGTAATAATAATCATTGAAGACTGTTTTGTCTTTGACACTGCGGCTCATTTTGGCGGTGGAGAAACCTTCATCGGCGGCGGCTTTCGCGATTGTATTCCACGTTTTGAGGACTTGATTTGACGATACTAATCGTTTTTCCACCTTCTTGCCGGTGGTTGAGAGTTGGACGCCGATTATAGCGTTGGCGCCCTGTTCTTGAATAACGGCTTGTGTCATCGTGTAATAATTTTCACTTAGCGATACGCCGTAAAAGCCTTCATTGGAAGTTTGATTTTCAGCCCAAATCGTCGCCTTAAGTGCGTTCGGACACGCATTCAGATAGGTCTTCAGGTTCTTCATGTCATTTTCGGCAGGTGTTTGACCTACTGAGATTTTCCATTGCTGATACTCTTTCAGAAGTGTAGAATTCAGGATTTTGCCACGGTCAGAGAACTTACAGCACTGGAATATAAATGTCTCAACGCTGAATTGTGCTGGATTTTCGGCCTCATTTGCGACAACCTTCTTGTATTCCACTGTCTTCAATTTGATACCCTGATAGCCATGAATACGGTCGATACGCTTGGGTTTGAATTTGACATCCATATAATGCTTCAGTGCGTGGAAGGTCTCTTTTGTTGGTTTCGTATGCGACCATAGACGGAATCGACCTTCAAGATTCACCGACTCTTCTTCGACGTCAGGGCGCACGATACAGCATGTCGCGACGAATTGGTCGAACTTTTGCGTCATTTCATTATCGGGGAGGAGAATGTGTTGGGTGAAGGGAGATTCATTTTCGCTTGCGACTACTTGAAGTGCTTGCGACTGTTGCGCGGTCTTCTCTTTGAGTTCATTATTGGCGAGGGTGAGTTCATGAATCGCCTTCTTTTTTGATTCGAGGTCACTGACAAGCTTCGCGTTCTCGGCCTCCAATTCTTGATTGCGCTGAATAAGCCTGTTGAAGTTTTCCACGTTGTACATTGTAGAATGAATGATGTCTTGAATATGTTTTGTAAGGCGGGCAATCGTGAAATTGGTGTTATCATATGCGATGATTTCGGTCTTGTTTTTACCGGCGACTTCAATGGTGCGAAGATGACGCTTGATTTTGGGATGGGATTTAATATTGTTCTCGATTTGGACTTTGTTGGCGACGCGAAATGCACCGGCGAGTATGAAATTGGTGTATTTCTTATGATGGTCTGCGACACGGGCGGCGAGGTCGTTGGTGTGGCCGAACTTAATGAGTTTTTCGTTGTCGGCATTGGTGTTGTCGATGGTGCCGAAATAAATGGTTTGAGTATTCACTGGAAATTGGCTGATAAGAGTTTTTTCAATTGCGCGTTTCTTTTCTTCGGTCAAGGTGATGGTGGCTTGGTTGAGGGTGGAGATGACTTCGTTCTTTTGTTCGAGTTGGGCGCGGAGTTCGCTGCTTTGTTCGTCGACGGTCATAAGAATAATTTCTTCGAGACGCAAATAATAGTCATGGATTTCACCAGCTTTCTTGGTCTGTGCTTTCAGGCAAAGAAGTTTGAAGCATCGGATGGTGAGTTTGATGGTTTGTTTATTTTGCCCACCATTTTTTGGTTTAGAAGGGACTGTTGATTCATTTTGTTGTTCTTCATCACTACCACCTGATTGTTGGTCTTTTTGTTCTGATTTTTTAAATTCAGGAATTGACACAGTATAATCCACGTTGAGTTTGAAGTTGGATTCGATCATCATTCTTGCGGTTATCTTCTGCGTGAATCCTAGCCATCTCCAGACATCGTCTAAATCAACGACGAACTCCGTATTCCTATCATAATTGAGGTAACAATAAAAACTACTGACAAACAACTGTTGTTCGAATGTGCTGAAGTTTTCTTGGATTTTTTCGAGGAGAAGATTGTTGTATTGTTGTGACAACCTTGTAATCGGATTTTTTTCGATGAGTTCAACAATGTTGAGGGTTGCGGAAGAGGCGGCGCAGGCAGAAGAAGTGGAGGACATCGTTATGAGCGTATGTTATACTATGTATATACGGATGTCTTTAAGTTGTTTTCGCTTTATTGATGTAAAGCACTTTTTATGAAAACGCTTTTTTTCATAAAATTGAACATTTGTCTATCTGAACTGTTGTATGTAATACACTGTATTTACATCATGCCTGAATTCACGCGTGATTTGGATGAGTTGGTTCATCATTTCAAGTCACAAAAGGTTCAATTAACGATACATTTGGAGAAAAATTATCGAGAGAATATCCATTATACAAAGTCACGAGTTACTGGTGTTGGCGATAATAGAAAACATGGCGGACATAACCGTATCGTATATATGCTCACGGAAGAAGCATTTGAACTGCTGAAAAACTCATTCAAGTTGAGAAGTAAATATATTGTAGACGTGTCAGATAATGTAAAGTGTGTCAAATTCCCGATGTGCATCGAGGGGCAGACTATAGGGTTTATTGAAAATGCGTATCGAGGATTACGTGCCATGTCGCGTCAGTTCCGAATTGGTCCGTATTTTGCGGATTTGTGCTTCACAGATGATTTCATTGTAGTGGAGTGTGATGAATACGGTCATCACGACAGACCTGCCGCGGAGGAAGTGGCGAGAGAGGACTTCATCAAGAATCAAGGTTACGCAATGATTCGCTACAATCCGAACGAAGCAGAGTTTGACTTATCGGATGTGTTGAATATGATAAATATGAGGTTATTGTTGCTTTTATAATTGAAAAGCGGATGTATAAAAGCGATGTATGTAATTAGGTCGCTTTTATAAATGAAAGCAATATTTATGAAAGCGATGTCAAAATTATGCTTGCTTTTATAAACTAAAAGCAAAAAATAGGGTTAAAATGCTAATTTCAACAAACCGCTTTAGGCTAGACCAAAACGGTTTTCTATTAAATGCTATTTTCGGAATCTTACTACTCCAAAATGAGGATTAAGATAAGCAACTTTCCATCACCACTTGCTCTTCTTGACGTTAATCTTCGGCGCCTTACTGTTTTTCGCAGCATTAGGGTCATACGACTGCTCGCTTTCATCATCAGAACCGAGATTCTTCGATATTTCCCAGAACTCCTTACTGCCCAGCTTGAATGGCCCGTGCTGTTGTGCCTTATACCAGAAGATTTGGTCTTGTAATTTGTTGGATTTCGCGTTGTTATTGATGACCAAACACTCATAATTCTCGGTGCACTGGTCCATGACCTGACAAAAGCTCTCAAATGTGGGGAACATGCCCGCATAGTTGTCATAAATTCGCTTACGATTCGCAATATATGGCTCGCGGAGGATAAAAACGTAGTCGATATTCGTGCGGAGATTTGGAGGGATACCAAGGGGATATTGCATTGTGATGACTAACATGACCTTCCAATGACGCCCATTCATGAAGAGGAGGCGCATCATCACGTCCTTCGTCCATTTGTTGTCATACAGGCAATCATCCAGAACGACAAATGTACGCGGGTCAATGGACGACTTCTTATACGTATCCATTTCTTTTTTGACCTGCTTTAGGACTGCCTTTTGTCGCTTGAGAATATTCTCGATGATGGCCGTATTATACGCATCATGGATGAATAGTTTTGGCACATGGGCTGCGAAAAAACCGTTGCCGGCTTCTGTTCCGGAGATAACTGTGCCGATTGGGATATCCTGGTGGTGAAACATGAGGTCCTGAACGAGGAAACTTTTACCGGTATCACGACGTCCAATGAGAACAATCACGGGCCCCTTGTTTTCATCGGGGCGAAAACTGATCGCCTTCATGTCGAATTTTGCGAGTTCTAAATTCATGACCTCTCGCTTAGTAATACAAACGCTGTATATTTTTTTATGATATTTTACACGAAATGAATATCCGCCGTTGCCGTCGCCGTCGCCGTCGCCGCCTCCGCCGCCGCCCGTTTAAAACCGATATAAAACTTCTATCGAACAATCATATTATTACTGTCTGTATTTTAGGAAAATGACGATAACGACGCCGGCGAGTTTCCAACTTCACTACCGAAAACATAAATATACACCGGAGAAAATCGACTCGGCATTATTGTATGATATTCAGAATTATATACCGATTTATTCGAGATTTTTCGACATCAACGAGACCAACTACAACGGAATTCAATTGAATCAACGGTATTATTTACAGAATATCGTCGAACACTCGATTATGGAATCGACGACGGCGGCGACCGACCGCTCGAATTCCACTTCACTAAATCATTTAGAAACGGTGATTGCTGACGATGCTGGCAACACGACGAATGTCCCGATGTTTGTAAAATACTCGCCACTTCTAGACCCGATTCGATATTTATCGGGCAAATATGATGCGATTCAAAAGTCGTCCTCGCTTCCTAAATACAATTCAACAATCGATAATTGTGATGACAAAATATTGAACACGAATAATTCATCGTATGTAGATGGATTTTTCTCATATTTGACGAGTCGCACGCTTCACACACATGGCATAGTTCATTGTTTAGACTATTATGGAAGTTATCTCTGCAAACAACGCGAATTTTCGAGTAACGTGTTTGACGATATTGATTATTTGGCGGATTGTCCCTTTTTCAATACAAAAGAGAACGAACTTTTCACGATTGATTATTCGCAGTTTGGTGATGATAGCGGTAGCGGTAGCGGTAGTGTCAATATTGGAAGCAGTAAATTACAGAAACTTCGTAATAAATTACATCCGGTATTGAATGGCGATAAAACTACGGATGACTATTTATTATCCGACAATTACTTCAATAAAAAGGATCGTATTTCTATTCTCGACCATGTCTCTGAATGTGGCGCCACCGATGTAAGTGAGACTACAGCGACGGTAGAACTGCCGACGCCGGTGGTAGAGAGTAGCAACAGCGTTCTTGAGATAAACATGAACGATTTTGAGATTGAAAGCGAGTGTGTAGAACATGAACCAAAGACACTACAACCAAAGACGACTACGAGAGATTACGATGACGATGATACATCACAGTCGAATTCTTCTTATACGACAATATCAGATGATGCCGACGACTGTGCGGATGACGCCGACGCCGCCGACGCCGACGACCACGACGACCACGCCGACCACGACGACGACGCCAAACACCAAAAACAAGAAGAATCGCCGGAAAGCGAAAGCGATGATGAATATTCCTCCGACTATTCTGGTAGTGATTACAGCGACGATGAACAAATCACCGTAAAAATCAAGGATTTCCCAATACAGGCGATTTTACTCGAAAAATGTGCCAACACGCTTGACCATATTATGATGACGGATGAATTGACGAACGACGAATGGGCATCCCTGCTGTTCCAGGTGATTATGACGCTTGTTATTTACCAAAAAATGTTTTCATTTACACATAATGACCTTCATACCAACAATATTATGTTTATTGAAACCACCGAAGAGTTTATTTATTACTTATACGAAGACCAATATTATAAAGTTCCGACCTATGGGCGTATCTTCAAACTCATCGATTTCGGTCGAGCAATCTATAAATTCCGCGGCCAGCTTATTTGCAGCGACAGCTATCATCCCAAGGGCGACGCAGCAACCCAATACAATTTCCCCCCGTATTATAATCCAGACAAACCCACGGTTGAACCGAATTACAGTTTTGATTTGTGCCGATTCGCATGCGCTCTTTTCGACTATTTTATTTACGACCTGCGCAAGGTGGAAAAGCTGTGTAAATCCGACCCCATTATTAAGATGGTTGTGAAATGGACGATGGATGACAAAGGGCGGAATGTGCTGTATAAATCGAGCGGTGAGGAGAGATATCCTGATTTTAAACTCTATAAGATGATTTCGCGGTCTGTTCATAATCACATCCCCGCCAATGAAATCCATAATCCGGTGTTTGATCAATACAAAATCACCTTAAAAAAATACAAGAAACATGCGGCTCTCTCGGCGAAGTTCCTGAAGGATGGAAAGAACACGCATATTTTTATGAATGTAGATACGCTTCCATGTTATTGTGATAACGTAATCGTAGAGTAATAGCGCTACGTGCTACGCGCTACGTGCTACGTGCCTCAGCACGTTTATTTTCAAGAAACCTATCTCGATGAGCGCCAACTCCGTTCTTCGCGATGAACTCAATATTGCGCATAGTCCATCCCATCGAACATCCAGAATGTCCCGTTTTCATATTATTCTGAACCAGTGTAACGATTGGGTCATCCCCCGCGCTGAACTGAAATCCTCGTCCGGATGGTGGGCTGTATTCCGAGAGATATTTCCATACGTTGATTTCTTTTATAGTGACTTCGGGCAATGCGTTGGCGATAAGAATTGCGCGCATGCCGTCCTTAATCATATCCTCGGACCATTTGTCATTCAGATACGAGAGATCGCAATCTCTCACTTCATCAAGTGTGAGAGGCCAGTATCCGGAAGAAGCGGGTTCAACTGGAATAGCAACAGTAACAGATTCGGGGGCAGCAACAGATGACATTACGACGATGAGACGATACGACGATGATACGATATTGTCCGGTGTAATATAAACATAATGATTCAATTTTATGTTTATATATGTGTGTGTAGTCTAACACGCGAATTAGTATTTGAATAAATGTATCATTGTTGTTGCGGCGCTTGCGTTCATTATATAATATAAACATATGATTCGTAATTATATACGCCGTATATTATATATATACATACGAATCATATAATGAGCAATTCAGATGACGGTGGTAGGATCCGTCGCGACAGTATGACCATCGATGGCACTACATATGATATCACCGATTTCAAACATCCGGGCGGAAATATCATCAATTATGCGAAGAATACTGCGGATGCTACCGAAATCTTTCGCGAATTTCATCATCGTTCTGACAAGGCGAAAAAGGTTCTCCTTTCTTTGCCGCATTATAATGACGATTCGGACGCAGACGAGGCAGACGATACCGACCCCGATACCATCCCTGAATTAACCCAACAACAGCAGGAAATGACCGCCGACTTCCGAGAGATGCGCAACAACCTCGTGAGTCAGGGTTGCTTTGAACCCGACTATATTCATGTTTATTTTCGGTTATTGGAACTCTCATTTTACTTTAGTCTAGGTGCGTGGCTCGCACCCTATAATATTTACGCATCTATTCTCTCGTTCATCGCATTTAAGACCCGCTGTGGCTGGGTTCAACACGAATGTGGCCATCTTAGTTTTACGGGTATGCGCTCGATCGATCGCGCGATCCAGACATTTACAATGGGATTTGGTGGAGGCGTTAGTTCATCCGTCTGGAACTCGATGCATCAAAAACATCACGCAACCCCGCAGAAAATCAAGCACGACATTGATTTGGATACAACGCCATTTGTCGCGTTCTTCAACACCGCATTCGAGGAAAACATGAATGGAAAGGCGAGCGCACGTTTTATGAACCGGTGGTGGATGCGTCTTCAAGCATGGACGTTTTTGCCTCTCGTGAATGGAATCTTTGTTCATTTGTTCTGGGCGTATTATCTTCATCCGAAAAAGGTATTTCACCGTTTATGCTCAGCAAAGACGAGAGAAGTTCATACCGAAACCGCACTAGAAGTCATATCTATGAGTGCGTCACATATTGTTATTCCTGCTATTTTCTACAACACGGGATATTACAGTATTTTCTTCTCCTATTTTCTTCTTATGATCGCAAATTTCTGGAATTTCATTTATTTATTCGGCCACTTCTCTCTCTCGCACACTTATACCGGCGTGATTCCATCGAACGTGAATATCCTCTGGTTTGAATATGCGTTATGCCATACCGTCAATATATCTACAAAGTCGGCACTTGTATCATGGATTATGGGGTATCTCAATTTTCAAATCGAGCATCATCTCTTTCCGTCGATGCCTCAATATAAAAATGCGCTGGCAGCACCACACGTTCGGCGTTTTTGCGAGAAATGGGCGCCAAACTTGAAATACACCGAGCATACGTATATGGAATCGTGGCGATTGATGTTATCCAATCTAAATGAAGTTGGAAAACATTATTACGAGAACGGAGTGAGGCGACCAAGTAGCGAGGAAGGAGAGCATCGCCACATGGATTAAAAGCCCGGTGTATCCACGAATACGGCTGGCGTAGTTCCTGTATTGTTACTACCGGCACTATTCGCAAGATTCTCGAACTGATTTAATATGAAGACCGCCAATACGGCGGAAATACAAACAACAATCGAGTCGCGAAGAAGAACCTTCACCGGCTTTTGATTCTCCGGTTCAGCAAAACGCATTTCGATGAACTTCAATAAAAAATATACGACCGCAACCGCGACGCCAATGATGACTAATTTTGTGGAGTCAAACATGAAATGTATATAATTCTATGAACAGATGTATATACATACAAATTCAATTATTTATCGTTAATTATACGCAAATCAAATAAAATCAAACCAAATCAGGTATTATTTATTATGTCTGGAATGCCAGCATTACCGGAGGATAACAAACATACATAACAAGACCGGCGATTGCTAAAAACGCGAATGAAAACACGAAAATCAATAGATCGATAATGAATATGTTGTTATACCATTTACTCTCTTCTTCGGACTCTTCGTCGCTCATGGGTATGGGTCGATGTAATTACTATATACAGATGTGTGTATTATTTTTGACAAGTTATACACAAATGCCAGCCTAGTTTCTGCTCCAACCCCTTAAATATATTATTCGGCATATGTTCAAACCAATCCTCTTTTACATACCGATATTGTTTGTAATCTGATATTTTATATGGAAAAATATGATCTTGTTGTATTTGGATATTCCTAAATTCGCACAACATCTTATAAATTTGGTCATTCGTATAGGTAAAAGCAACCGGACAATTCGACTGTGCTTCATATTGGTCTAGACTGCCGTCGATCATCATTTTTTTCCACGAGTTTTCGGCATATACCATTATTTTTAGAACACCGCCAGGACGTAATAACCGCCAGCAATTGTCGATTATTTTTTGAGGGTTTGGGGAATGATGGATTACGCCAAACGAATAAATCAAATCATAATCGCACCCTACCTTGGACAATTCTTCTAGGTTTTGTGCGTCGATATTGAAAAAAGACCCCTTAAGTTGAAATATATCGAATCTCTTTTTTGTTATTTCAAGAGACGTATCCGATAACTCGATTCCAGTATATTCTGCGCCATTTTTTGCGAAATTTACCGCGTCTGTGCCGATTCCACATCCGATTTCCAACACCCTTTTTCCGCTCCACTTATTGAAATCCGCGAACTCGGGGATGTGCGACTCTACAAAATACTTACGTTTTTCGACCTCGTCAAAATACTCCTTCGTTCCAACTTCACATGAGGAGTGTTTGATATTACACGGTTGTTGATTCCAATAATTTATAATTGAATCCATTACAGAGAAATATATTGTTTCATTGTATAAAAAAATAATAAAGCAAACGAACAACCAATTACGCCAGAACCTGAATATCATCTAAAAGTGGCGGTGCGTTGATTTCTTGTGACTCATTCAATGTATGAATATCCAAGGTATCCAGCCGAACATCGCCACCAATATTCAAACGACCCCCACGGTCTTCATCGTCGGCATCGTCGGCGTCGTCGTCGTGTGTCATAAACTCGTTCTTTCTCTCGCTCGCATCCGTTTCAAATGTTCGCACTTCATTATCTCCGAAGGATATGCCGCCGCTGCCGCTAATCGCCGGGCCCGATGAGCCGTTCAGTTCTCCCACGAAATCAAGCTGGTCGATAGTAGCGCTGGCATCATCACCTTCCCCCCCACTCCCCCTCGTATGATTTTCATCGTTATTATTGCCGACGCCTGGGCTGTCATCTTCGCCACTTACCCTGTCGCGATGGCGTCTTCGTCGAGTGCTTCCATGATTCGCGCGGCGTCTCGCCGAGAGATTGGCG